TTTTGTAAATCATTTGCTAGTCTTTCTGCTAAAGCCATGCCCATTGTCCAACCTAGGTGACCTGCACCTGTGTTAACCCATAGGCCTTTTATTTTACTTATTATTGGCAGCATGTCAGGAGTCATCGGTCTTAAGCATGCCCATTCCTTATAATTATCTCTTTTAATGAATGTATTTTGTTTTACCCAGTCAGATAAGGGTTTAATTCTGTCTTGTCTTATATCGTGATTCCAATCAGCAAGTTCTGCTGTACCAGCAACTCTAAAGACATTATTTGAAAAGGGTGATGCTACTATTTTTCTATCGTCATCAAGCACAGATATTGTTGGACCCTCATAAGCATTTTCATAAGTTATAGAATAGCCTTTGATAGGATAAACGTCTACGCTTGGAACTAAGTATGGTGTGTAAGCTCCAGCACAAACAATGACTTCATCAAAGTCTTTTTGAAGTTTTGTTAAGCTAAAAGCCATGTCTCTTGGGTTTGACCAAAAGACTTCATCTTCATTACGAACAATCTTATTAATACGAAAGCTATAATCATACTTAGGATTTTCCATCATGTATCGAGATAACTTTTGGCAAAAGGTATGTATGTCTCCAACTGAATCACCTTTTGTCAGTGTTGCACCTACAACATCATTTGATTTAATATTATACTTTATAAGATTAGTTTTAGTTTTAACTCGACCCCAACCGGTGTCTTTAAATCTTTCAAGAGTTCTTTGTGCTTTATCCCATGACTTTTGATTCTTATATATGTGTAATATGCCACAATCATTATGATGAAAATCGATACCAACTTCTTTCATCATTTTCTTCATAAGCTTTCTAGATCTTAAACTATACTCAATTGTCTTACGAGTATTATAATCATATCTATTTGTTATGGTTGCACCAATAAATCCAGCAATCCATTTTATTTTAGCCCATGACCAAACATCTGGTCGAAAAGCAAGAGGTGCGTCAGGTTGTGTTAGCCATTTAATACCTTTACTTATATTGCTGTAAGTATTCCAAACTTCTGCATTACAAACAGAAAGCTGACCACCATTAGCATAACTACATTGCTCGGCAACACCATTAGGATCAAAAAGTCTAACTTTATATTTTTTAGCTAAGAAGTATGCAGTCGTGATACCAGCCACGCCGCCGCCGACTATTGCTACACTTTTCTTACTGACCAATTTTCAACTCCACCAACATAGTTGTCATAATCTATTTCAGCTTCTATATGTTCTTTTTTAAGTTCCATAGTTGGAAACTTATTTAAATGTGTGTTATTCCAATATAACTGTGGAACAGTTCTGTGATTATTATCTTTTAAAAAATCTTTTGCAAATAAATCATGGCTAACATTTACTTCTCTAAAGTTATATCCCCAGTATGATAGTTTACGTTTTAACTCGAAACAATAATAGCAATCATCTTGAGTATATAAAGTTAAGTTAATTGAATTGAACATCTGACATTACCTCCGTTAAACATGCTACGACGTTAAGCTCATGATCAGCTACAAATGCATTCTTGTATTGATAGTCTGCAAGCAGAAGTACGAGCTGTGGAATTGATTGTGGTGCAACTTTATCTGACATCCTATCATAAATGGCTCTAAAAATAGCGCTTGCATCTGTATCTATATTGTTTACAACCCAAGATCGCATACCTTTAAAATTTTTATTTTTTAGATGAGAGAATAAATCATCGAAGTTTTTATCTTGTAAGTTATTTATAATGCCTGAATCAATAACTCCATGAGAAGCATATCTTTGTAATTCATTAAGCACTCTACGCCAGTCTGGCGCAAACTTCATTATAAGTTCAGCAAGCGGCTTATCATCAAATTTAACTTGTTCATTATCTAATATAGTCTTACATCTAGTCATGAATGATTCACATAGTTCAATCATGGATTTTTTAGATGTATTGAATTCATACACACCACATCTTGAATGTAGTGGTTCAATAATTCTATTCTTAAAATTACACGTAAGAATAAATCTACAGTTGTTTGAAAACTCTTCGATAAATCCACGAAGAGCAGGTTGTGTTGATTGCGGGTTTAAGTAATCAGCCTCATCTAATATCACAACTTTATAACCACCTTGTAGTGAGACAGATGATGCAAATTGTTTTATCTTGGTTCTTAGCGTATCGATATTACCTTCTTCAGAACCGTTGATAAGAATAAAATCGCAATCGAGCTCGTTACATAGAGCTCGAGCGACAGTGGTCTTACCTAAGCCAGCAGTACCAGTGAACAACATATTAGGAAGTTCTTTACTGCTAACTATCTTTTGGAAGGTTTGTTTTAAAGATAAAGGTAAGACCGCATCTGATATAGTTTTTGGCCTATACTTTTCTACCCATAGAAAGTCGTTACTCATTACTTTTTAGTTTCTACTTTCTGTTCACTCTTGTCATTCATTGCATCTTCTTGCTGAAGTGCCTCACTAATTTGAATGATTTGAATACATTGGTCTCTTAAGCTACCTATGGTAGAAAGCTCTTCGCCTTTAAAACCACCTCTTTGAGTTACAGCATCAATCACTGCTACTGTACTTCTACTTGCTTTATTAGCAAGATCTTTTAACTGAGTTAAATTATCTGACATGTCATGCTCCGTAAGTTGAAGTTTTTTCAAGTGCAATCCAGTACCTTACTGGTACTTCTTTATTTTTAAATTGCGTTATTAATTTTGAAGATATTTCTACATCATAATCACCCGGAAGAATCTTAAGATTAGAAATACTTATGATAAAGTTAAATACAGCGTCCTGTTTAAACTCACCATCGATATCAATAGAAAAAGCATTTGATGTAGCATTTTGATTTTCTACTACAGAAAGACTTAATACACCATCTTTTGCTTTTATTGATACTTCACTATGACCTAGAGTCGATGCAGCTTTTTTTAACTTATTAAGAGTATCATTATCTAATACAAACTTAACATCGGCTTCAGGCATAGTGACATCCTTTGTAGGCGATGTTAATGTTTCTTCTGCAGCATAGAAATATTTTACTTTAGATCTACCTGTTGAATCAGAAACAGTAACAAAGTCTTCATCGAATTTTAGTGTTGGAGTATCGACTAAACCCATTACTCCAATAAATTCATTTAAATCGTAAATGCCGAAATCTTTTTCGAAACTTTCAGTAACATCGGCAGTTGCTACTACGTTTCTTGCTTCGCTGATAGTCTTAATATTAGTTCCAGTTTTAATCAATAAGTTTTGATTAATGCCTGAAAAGTTTCTTAAGACTTGCAGAGTGTTTTCACTTAATTCCATAATTAACCTTCCTTTTAATTTTATAGTTTATTATATACCATTTTTTAGTATTTGTACACATTTAATTTTTAATCTTAGAAAAATTTCTATCCTTTATGAATTCAATCTTGGATTCAAACTTACCATCAAGTATGTCACCTTTATGAGATATAATAAATGTATTACTATCTGCATCAAGTGTATGTAGTATCTTAAGTAAGTTTTCTATACCATCATGATCTAATGACGAATCAAATGTCTCATCAAGTACCAATAAGTTAGTTGATACTGAATTTTTCATTTTAGCTATTTGCCTCCACGTAAAAAGTAAAGACAAATCAATTCTTTGTTTTTCACCTTCACTAAATGAATCATACGTAAAATCATCTCTGTGCCTTGATCTTATTGTTTCATTAAAGTTTTCATCTAGATTAAACGATACAAAGAAATCTAGTGTCTGTAAATATTGATTAACAAGTTTATTAATTGTCGGCAAGTATTGTTTTATTATTTTTGTTTTGATACCAGTATCTCTTAACATTTCTGCAATCACATTATTATAACCAAACTGCTCATTTAGTTTAAGTTTTTCTTCAAATAAACTTTCTTTATCATTGTTCATTTGTTCTAAATCTTTTCTAGCGCCACTTAAATCTGCAGAGACTTCACTTTCTAAATACTTTTGTAGTTCATCATTACTTTGATTCAACGAAACAATCTCTCTATTGTTTGCATTAATAGTGTCAGTCTTTTCTCTTATTTTTGCAATCACAGTTTCTAGTGATATGATATTGTTATCGATAATAGTACCGTTACTTTCTACCATGCTTAAAGAAGACTGTACCTGATACGCTTCGTTCTTAGTATCAGATATAAGTTTATCTTTGTTTTGTATAGCTTGTTCGCATGTAGGACACTCATCATTATTTTCTAAAAATAAACCACGCTTTGCGATCGCTTTCATTTCCTGCTTTATAGTAGCGATATCGCCTATGACTTTATTCTTTTGCTTTTGTAATTCTTTTAATTCATCATCGGCTGTGCTTGATTCTAATTCTTTACTTAATTCGTTATTTTGATTCTGTAACTTATTAATTTTTCCTCTTGCATTTTTAATCTGACTTTCATACTTACTTTTGTTTTCTTCTGTGACTGCAGCGATATCGCGTATATATTTTGTTTGCTGCTCTATTCTACTTTTTACAATGTTAGTATCATTATTTACTTTATTAATGTTTTCTCTTAATATAGAATTTCTTTCTCTTAATATGATATTCATTTTTGAAAAGATATTAATATCCAGAAGATCCTCAATAACGTTCCTACGATGTCCAGCGTTTAATTGCATAAAGGGAATGAAGGAGGAGGAACCTAATACAACTACCTGATGAAAACTTTTATGATTAAGTTTAAGAATGTTTTGTTCGAGAATCTTCTGGTATTCAAGTGCATGGGAAGATTGATTTATCATAGTCTCATCTTTCCATATTTCAAATATGTTTGGCTTTATACCTCTTACAATTTTGAACTGTGCTTTACCTATACTAAACTGCACTTCAACTAATGACTGCTTTTGATTAATAGAATTTACAAGTTGATTCTTACTTATCTTACGATGCGGCTTACCAAACAATGCAAATGATATAGCATCAAGCATGGTAGATTTACCTGCACCGTTGTGACCGACTATAAGCGTCGACTTGTTTTTATTCAAAGGTATTTCTGTAAAGTAATTACCAGAAGATAAAAAGTTTTTATATTTAATAGATTTAAAAATTATCATGCTATTTCAAGGGCCTGCGCTTCAGTCATTAGTTCTCTCATTTGGATCTTGATCTTATCTTTATCTAGATCAGTATCCACTGCTTCAATGTAAGTATCTACAATCTCTGTAGTATCTTCAAAATTCATATCTTCATCTTCTACATTCTCACCCATAAACTCATTAAAGTTTTCTGCAATCTTTAATTCATAAATGTCTTGGTTCTGAATGTTGTCAATAAACCTATCGAACGTAAATGGATCAGTTTTTTCTGCCACTACAACTTTAACAAATTTTTTAGATAAGTTTTTATTATAATTATTATAACATACTTCTTTGTCATTGTACACTATTTTTTCAAATAAAGTGTAAGTATTTCTTACCTTTTCAATTTGTCTTGTTTCAGTATCTAATACATGGAAGTATTTAGGATCGTGCGCGTCAGACCAAAAGAACTCCATAGGATTACCAAGGTACCAGATATTATCTCTTTTAGAAGCAGTATGATAATGTCCTGATAGTACTTGTTCAAACTTTTGGAATAACTTAGGATCCATGCCGTGTGTGTTCTTAAGGCCTCTCATCATCTCAAAGTCTTTTAGTTCAAGGTGTGCGCCTAACCAGTCTGCTTTACATTCCTTTATAAAGTTCATTGACTGATCAAAGTTATCAGGACACAACCATGGAAGCAATCCCATACTTAATGAACCATACTGCATTACTGTTGGTTCCATAATTATATGCACTTCATTCATGTAATGACCAAGACATTCTTTTAGTGCATTTAATTCGTTTGTATTCTTATAATACGTATCATGATTACCCGGTATAATATCCATAATCATATTATTTTTTCTTAACTGATCGAGAAACACTCTTCTGTTTTGATTAAGCGCTTTAAAGTTTACAAACTTACGATGGTCATAGTAATCACCTAAGTGTAATATTTGTTTGATACCACGCTTCTTACATTCTGGAAAGAATATGTTAGTATAAAAATCTTCTGCGTTGTCTAAAAAGACTTCAGAAGAGTTTCTAATACCGCAGTGTGTATCGCATAATATAGCTATTTTCATTGCATGAACTCGCTTAGATCTGAATCTGCTATTTTCATTTTACGTTTTTTTCTTTCTTTTTTAACTATCTCTTTCATTTGACTGTCTGTAGATCTTACTCTTGCGATTCTATCTTTTAATGTATCTACGAAGTGTGCTGCTGTATCCGCGGCAGTTCCTTCTGTACCAACATCAACAAAACTGTCTATGCCTGATTTAGTTAAATATTTTAGTTTAATTTCTTGTTGTTTCTTTTCTTTTGTTATTCTTCTTAAGAACGCGTACCAAGTTATCTGTGTAAAGTACGCAAACGCATTTGGTTTACCAGTTCTTGTCGCTGCTTCGAGATTGTAATTACCTATCGCTTTCAAACAATTTTCAACTGCATCCATTACCATTTCTTCTCGGTACGTATATCTAATAAAGTTTGCCTTGTGAGATAATCCTTCTGCTATTCTAAGAAAACATTGAGCTATATAGTCTGGTACTTTTGGAATTTCATTGTCAGTTTTTCGAGCATGATCTACTTGTTCAACATATCTAACTACTTCTGTAGAGAAATTAGAATTGTTAACATAATGTATGCTTTTTTTACGTGCCATTATTTTCACCTTTCATATATTATTATACACTATTCTGAGCAAAAGTACACAGTTAAATTTTTCTCTTAGTACTACATTTAACTGTGTACATATGCTAAAAACTATGGTATAATAAAAGAGTATATTGGGAGGGAGGAGTATACCTAGTGAATACTTCGAGGTTTGAACTTAATTATGTTACCGTCATCTGAGTCCGGAAACATTCCGTCTTCTTCGATAGCACCATATTTTCTTTCTAAAAAATCATCCATCTCATCTTCTGTTAAATCTCTTAACGCTTCTTGTATTTCATCCAAATTAGCATATGCTTTTTTTCTATCTTTCTTATTTGATTTTAAATCACGTTTGATACCAATTAAGCATGCTTTATAATGTTTCAATATGTTTGGTGATGGATTTGTAGTTACAATTATATGAGACGAGTTTATAGTTTGCATAGAAGCTGGATCGTCTTGAAATGACATCCACGGTCGAAAGGCAAAGAACCTCCAACCTTTTTGATAATCTTCTATTGCTATAACTCTTAAAGCTTTCTTTACTAGAATATCGCCGGCGTCTTCGCCGGTGTTCCATTCCATAACTTCACATATTATCTCTTCATTATTTGTTAGCTTAAATTGTTTT